GACTTTGATGAGTTTATCGACCAGTTGCTGATGTTTCCTTCTAAGGGTGTGCATGACGACTTACCGGATGCCTTGTCTTACATAGACCAGTTAGCCGTAACCTCTTACTTTGAGGATGAAGCTACGGACGAGTGGGAACCGATTGACATAATTGCGGGTGTTTAATATGGAAAATTTCGAGCAACCGTCCGAAAAAGACAACGAATTAGTCGCTTTTGTTGTAAATCACTGCGATCGGTGGAGAGATTATCGAAATTCCAACTTTTTAGACGCCTGGGAAGAATACGAGCGTATTTTCCGTGGTGAATGGGCCTCCGATGATAGAACTCGGGAGTCTGAGAGGAGTAGATTAGTCACTCCTGCTGCCCAACAAGCTGTAGAAACCCGTCATGCTGAGATTATGGAAGCCATCTTTGGTCAAGGTGACTTCTTTGACATCGAAGATGACATAAAAGACGTAAATGGTAATCCTCTTGACGTTGAGATGATTAAAAATCAACTCATGGAGGACTTCAAGGTAGACAAAATCCGCAAGTCTATCGACCAGATCGAGTTAATGGCCGAGATTTACGGTACGGGTATCGGTGAGATTGTAGTCATTACTGATAAAGTCTTTGAGCCTTCTACCCAACAGATCCCAGGACAACAAGTCGCTGCGATCGGAGTGGTAGAAAAAGACCGTATCGGGGTAAAAATCGTCCCTGTAAACCCTAAAAACTTCCTGTTTGACCCCAATGGTACGTCCATTGATGACTGTTTGGGTGTTGCGATTGAGAAGTATGTCTCAATCCACAAAGTCGTCAAAGGACAAGAAGATGGAGTCTACAGGAAAGTCCAGATTGGCACTGCTCCTGAAGACGATAAGTTAGAACCGACTCAAGAGTTAGTCCAGTTCCAAGACGATAAAGTTAAACTGTTAACTTACTACGGTCTTGTGCCGCGAGAGTATATCTCTGGAAAAGAAGAAACCGTAGAGTTATTCCCTGAAGACTCGATTCAAGACGAATACGATGATCTTGTTGAAGCAATCGTTGTGATTGCGAATGACGGGACTCTGTTAAAAGCCGAAGAATCCCCGTACATGATGAAAGACCGTCCTGTGATTGCTTATCAGGACGATACTGTACCCAATCGTTTGTTAGGTCGTGGAACGATTGAGAAGGCTTATAACATGCAGAAAGCCATTGACGCCCAGGTGCGTAGCCATCTGGACTCTCTGGCGTTAACGACTTCTCCGATGATTGCGATGGACGCTACTAGGCTTCCACGCGGGATGAAGTTTGAGGTCAAACCTGGGAAAGCCATTCTGACGAACGGCGCCCCCAACGAAATTCTCTATCCGTTTAAGTTCGGCAATACTGATCCCAATAGTCTTGCTACCGCTAAAGACTTTGAGAGGATGCTCTTACAAGCTACGGGTACTTTAGACTCGCAGGGTATGGTTTCTCAAGTCTCAAGGGATGGCAATATGTCCCTTGCGATTGCTACGATTATCAAGAAGTACAAGAGGACTCTGGTTAACTTCCAAGAAGACTTCCTTATTCCGTTTATCCACAAAGCCGTTTACAGGTATATGCAGTTTGACCCTGAACGGTATCCATCTGTGGATATGAAGTTCATACCTACCGCGACTTTGGGGATTATCGCTCGGGAGTACGAGCAGCAACAGTTTATCGGCCTCCTCCAGACTTTAGGGCCAGATACGCCTGTTCTTCCTGTGATTCTGAAAGGCATCCTTGCGAACTCCAGTCTGTCCAACAGGTATGAACTGATTGCCATGCTGGAACAGATGGCTCAACCTAATCCTGAAGCGCAACAGCTTCAGATGGCTAAAGAACAATTGGCTATCCAAGCTGCTCAAGCGCAGATTGCTGTTCAGACTACACAGGCAGAACAGAACAGGGCTGAAGCTACGAAACTTGCAGTCGAGACTCAACTGCTTCCGAAAGAGATTGAAGCAAAGACTATGTCTGCGGTTACGAAGAACCTTCCCACTAACGACGATCTTGCGTCAAAAGAGTTTGATAAAAGAGTCAAGATTGCTGAGTTAATGCTCAAAGAAGCTGACATTAAGAACAAGTCAAAGATCGTTGAGCTTCAAATGGCAACTAAGCAAGAAAACCTACGTTCCGTAGAGAATGAGTTTCTTGAGCAATTATCTGGAGCATTGAAATGAGTTTGGTGCCAAACCTGGATGAAATGACTGATGAGCAGAAGTTAACTGTTCTGGAATCTGTCCATAAATCTATTGCTCAAAGCAAAGAGATTCAAAAGAAAAAGATTGCTGAAAATGTAGAAATCGTAGTCCAGGCGCTTAAAAAAATTGAGAATGATATTCGTTCTCGATTTGACGATGTTGGAAATGCCATTGAGACGCGCGTTGCATCTATTAAAGACGGCCGTGATGGAATTGACGGAAAAGACGGGCGCGATGGAAAAGACGGCAAGAACGGTAAAGATGGAAAGCCTGGCCGCGATGGAAAAGATGGGCTTCCTGGCAAAGATGGCGCAGATGGTAAAGACGGCGTTTCTGTATCAAGTGCTTATGTTGACTTCGATGGCAGTCTTATTATTCTTCTTGACTCCGGGAAAGAAATCAACGTAGGCGAGGTTATTGCGCCTGATCTTGCTGAAAAGATCAAGGTGATTACTAATGGTGGTGGCACTTCGCAAAGCGTTATTGATGCTTTAGCTAACCTGCAAGCTCAGATTGACGCCTTATCCCCATCAACCGGAACTGTATCGCTAGACGACGGTAGTGCGTCATCCCCTTCCTTAAACAATGTTGGTGATACTAATACCGGGCTTTTCTTCCCTGATGAAGACACTATTGCCTTTACTGAAGGCGGTGTTGAGTCAATGCGTATTAATTCATCTGGTTATCTTGGTATTGGCACACAATCGCCAACTACCAGGTTGCACGTTTCTGGTGCTGGTGGCGTTGCGTCTAGGGGAACGTTTGAATCAACAAGCGCCACTACTGGCGCTCCTCCTGTAATTAATTTCTACAGGTCTAGCACTACTTCAATGGCTAATCAGTTCGTCGGGCAGATTTCATTTATCCGATTACTTACTGATTCTTCAAGCAACACCGCGGCAACGATCACAGCATTTGGTTCTAACATCGCCGGTAGTGCGGCAGGGACTATTCAAAGCGATGTCCTTACCGATTATCGGTGGCTTATTGGTGGCGCAGAACAGGCTCGTCTGACAACTACTGGTTTAGGGATTGGGACTGCTTCACCTTTTGGAAAACTTGATGTCAACGGAATTACTGGCGCAGGAGCAAACTCCTTTTTAGTCGGTTTTGGCGTTAACGGCGATAACTACTATACATCTGGCTCGTCAGGAATCCATGTATTTCGTGCGGCTGGCACCGAACGGATGCGCGTTGACGCCTCTGGCAACTTGGGTTTGGGTGTTACTCCGAGTGCGTGGACAGTCGGTAGAGTTTTGCAAATTGCTAACGTAACAGGAACATTCTTGTATGGTGCTGGTGGGCAAAGCATACTTGGGACAAATTCATATTACGATACTTCGTGGAAATACGCTGGCACAGGAAACGCGACATACTACGAACAAACCAGCGGCTCACATAATTGGTTTACAGCCCCCTCCGGCACCGCAGGAAACGCAATAACGTTCACCCAAGCGATGACGCTGAATGTCTCCGGTAACTTGGGGATTGGGACTGCCTCTCCCGCAAACCGGCTAGATATTGTCAGCTCCGCCTCTAGCGCACAGATGAGCATTGCAGGGTCTGATGGTCAGTTTGCGGGTATGTTTGGTGGCACAGGCTCTAATGGCCCCGGCATTTTCTTTTTGAATACCGCACCTGCGCTGCGATTCGGGACTGCCACAACGAAGGCTCTTGGTTCTTTTGCTGAACTAATGCGCCTGACCGCTGGCGGTAACTTGGGATTGGGTGTTACGCCGAGTGCTTGGGGGCCAACTCAAAAAGCGATTCAGGTTAGCACTGTAGGCTCTGTTGCCTGTGACTCAGCTACTGTTAGGCTTGTAAATAACGCTTACTTTGACGGAACAAATTGGGTTTATCTAACGACCACTACAGCATCGCGCTATCAACAAACAAGCGGCATTCATTCTTGGTTCACCGCCCCATCTGGCACCGCAGGGAACGCAATAACGTTTACCACAGCAATGACGCTGGACGCCTCTGGTAACTTGGGCATTGGCACGACTTCGGCTGGCGATAGGTTGTCACTTGGCGGTGCCATTAGGGTTACGCAGGACGGGTCAAGCGTTGGTGTTTACCTAGCAGGCGGTATGCGGCATACCGGCTCTACTGCTTTTTATATTGATTCAAATACTGGTGGCGCTGCGGGTAACATTATATTTAGGAACGGCAGTGGGTTCTCGGAGCAAATGCGTCTCGACTCCTCGGGCAGATTGGCAATCGGGGAAACTAGCGCACAGGGCTATAGGCTAAATGTAAAGATAGCAAATACAAGCACAACTCTGCTTGATGGTGATGCTTTGCGTTTGGCTTCAAGCGCCAGTGGTGCTGATGTAAATATTAATTTTACGGATGGTGTCGCCAATAACGCATTTATAGGAATGGTTAGCGGGAATCTGTATTTCTATACTAATCTCGCAGAACGGATGAGGCTTGATACATCCGGTAACTTGGGGATTGGGACTGCATCGCCTGTAAACAAGCTACAAGTCGTTGGCTCCTTTGGCCGTGGCGCTCCTGTTACCAAGACTGGAGATTTTACCCTTGCTGCCACTGAAAACTGGATTATCTGCAATGGCACCGGAACGATTACCGTAACCCTAACCGCTGCGTCTAGCTGGACTGGCCGAGAGTTTACGATCAAGACCATTGCCGCGTTTACTGTAATCTCTAACGCAAGTAACGTAGTGCCTCTTGCTGGTGGCGCTGCTGGAACGGCCATCCTTGCGGC